TGGCCGCCAGCATGATGCCCGCCGCCATCCCGCTGAGCACCCGCTGGGTGCGCGGTGCCGCCGACCGACGCAGCAGGAACACCCCGGCCGCCCCCAGTGTGGTGCACACCGCCGGGAACAGCAGCACCCCGGCCGCAAAAACGATCTGGTTCAAAACGCATTCCCCCTTTGCCCATTTTATGTTCCGGCAGCGCAAAAGGTGAACGCGCGGCAGAAAAGCCTGCAGGTTTCCCCGCAGGCTCTTCTTCATGCAACAACTACAAAAAGAGGTTTGCGAATGTCAGAACGAGATGTCCTCTTCCCCGTCCTCTGCGGGTTCGGCCCCAAGCGGCACCTTCACTTTTTTTCCGGGAAGCAGCACGACAAATCGTCACAGAACTGTCATCTCCACTAAGATTCTTTTCCACGAGCTCCAAAGGTGGAATCTTTACGAAAGCAGTTTACCAAAAAGTGTTCGACTTTTGGCGCGAAATTATAACAAAAGCGTAGATTCTCCCGAAATATTGCAATCTTTGCCTAAAATCCTCTTGATTTTTTTGTAAAAAAGACTAGAATATTGCCTTGCAGACAGGCCCCGTACACAAGGCCCTCTGTGGAAATATTTTTTGAGAAACAAGGAGATTAGAGATATGAAACTCAAGAATGTTGCTGTTGCTGTTGTTGCTCTGGCTCTGGCTGCTGGCATGACCGCTTGCGGCGGTTCTGCTTCTTCCACCGCTGCTTCTTCTACCTCTGAGGCTGTGTCCTCTTCTGTTGCTGCTTCTTCCGAGGCTGCTTCTTCCGAGGCCGCTTCCAGCGAGGCGGAGACCGAGTCTGCTTCTTCTGAGGCTGCATCCAGCGAGGCTGCTGTTTCCGAAGCTGCATCCAGCGAGGCTGCTTCTACCACTGCCGCCTGAGTCTGAACACTCACACAGGTTGCTTGAAATCTTGCAAAAAGCCTCTGCACTGGTTTTCCGGTGCAGAGGCTTTTTTCCTGTTCAGTGGTTTTTATCTGATTCCAGCAAGGCACGGATCTGGGCAAGGTCTGCCGCAAAATGGATCCCTGCCTGCCGCTGGGCCGAGGAAAGTCCCTTGCAGATCATCTCGTTCAGCAAGGCTTTCAGGCTGTCGTAGTAGCCGTTGAGATTGTAGAGGATGCAGGGCGCATCCAGCTGCCGGAGCGACACCATGGACATGACCTCTGCAATCTCTTCCAGCGTCCCGGTGCCGCCGGGAAACGCCACGAATGCATCGCCCAGCTCGATCATCTTCGCCTTGCGCTGGGCCATATTCTCCGTGACGATGAGTTCGGTCAGACCGTTGTGCTGCAGCTCCTGTTCCACAAAGAACCGCGGTTCCACCCCAGTCACCTGCCCGCCGGCGGCTAATACGCTGTCGGCCAGCAGACCCATCAGTCCGCTGCGGGAGCCGCCGTAGACCAGCGCGTTGCCGCTCTGACCGATCCAGCGGCCAAGCTCCTGCACGGCTGTTTTCAGCGCCGGGTCATTGCCCTCGCTGGCTCCCAGATATACTGTGATCTTCATCGGATCGCTCCCTTCCCCGGCGCAGTTTCAGCCGGATGCCCGCTGTTTTTGTTTCAGCATACCACACCCCCGCCCATTGCGCAAGCGACCGGCAGGACAATCCGACAGAAGTCATCGCCCATCAAAACGGACATTTTCACCCTGCAGCACACTACATTTTCTGACAAAGGCACCGCAAAATCAGGCATTTTGCGGCAGTATCTGGCAGTATCTGACACGACGGCAAAAAGAAAACTCCACGAAGTATCGAATTTTCTTCGATATTTCGTAGAGTTTTTCTGGTGCGAGGGAGGGGACTCGAAGCACCGTTGTTTTACGAATTATCGGCAATTTTCTGGCGTCTCGTACTTTTTCTGACAGTCCCCGCTTTTGCCGCTGACGTAAGCATCCAACAGTTTTGTGTATTGTTTGTTCTCCCCATCCCGGAGGTGCTGGTAGATACGCCGGGTGGTCATGATGTCGGCATGTCCCAGGAGCTGCTGCGCCACCATATCCGGCACGCCCGCGTAGAAGAGGTTCGTGGCGAAGAGGTGCCGGAACTGGTGCGCCGTGACCAACGGTTTATACACGACCCTCGCCACGCTCCGCTCCGGGCGGTTCTGGTATGCGGGCATCTTCGTTGTACGGGTGTAGCTCTCACACAACCCCAGCTCTCGGCAGTACAGCATCCATTGATGGCTGTACTGGCACTGGGTGAGCGGCTTGCTTGTGCCGGACAGAACATAGTCCTCCGGCTGGTGCGCAGCCTTCCCGGCTTCCAGCAAGGGCCGCAGCGGCGTCAGAATGGGGATGGCGCGATAAGCCTTCTCTGTTTTCAGCAGTTCCTTATAGGGCTGGTTCCGGTCCCAGGGCATCGCCTGCACCGGTGTGATCGTACCGGCGTCCAGATCGACATCCTTCCATTGCAGACCGTTGGCCTCGCCCATCCGCAGGCCGGTGTACTCAAACAGCCACGCCCAGAACCCGCAGCCCTCGGGGTGGGCATTGATGAGGTCCCGCTGCTCTTCGGTGGGCTCCCCCCTTTTGCCCTCGCGCAGACCCGCCGGGAGCTTCGTCAGGAGCACGGGATTTGCATTGCCGTGATAGTTTGCGCACCAGTAGGAAAACACGCATGAGAGCACGCTCTTTGCGTTTGCCACGGTGTGCTTGCTCTTGCCCTGGACCTTCAGGTATTCCAGATAGCCCCGGACGGCTTGCGGGTCGATGTCGCTCATCACGGTATCGCCGAAGTAATCGCGAAGCGGTTTAAAGTATTTCCGGTAGGCGTTGATCGTGCCGCGCCGGACGGGTGACGCATCGCTCAGGATGTACTCCTCATACGCCGTGCACACCACCCGGAACGTGTAGCGCTTCTCTTTCGGGTTCATGCACTCCAATTTGTAGGCCAGCACGGCATCCTGGTATTTACGCTCTGCCTCGGCCTTGGTCCTGCCGTAAAACACCTGGGACTTCGGCAGCCCCACCTGTCGGTGGATATAGACGCCGCCGTCCGGGCGCTTTTTCTTTTCTGCCATAAAATCTACACCTCCATAATGGTATGGTTTGACAAGCCCGTCCGAAGGTGTTAACATAGACCATACAGGGCTTGCAATCCTGTTTGGTCGGCCATGCCTTCGGGCAGACGATCTATTCAAAACGCTCTCGGTGTTCCAGCACCGGGGGCGTTTTTGCTTTATTCAACAGCTTCTAGCCGCAACATTTGTATAGTTGTTTGCAACATTTACACGACTACAAACCTGCGCAACGTTTGTAGTCAGGAAAAACTGAGGATTCATGCGGGTTTTCGGGATTTGACTACAATGACTACAGTAAATCTATATCCTGACCCTAAACAGAAGAAAATAAGAATACGCGTAACGCGTACGCCTTGCGCGTAAGGAATTATAGGAATTTCTGTAGTCATCATTTTCGGGCTGGTCAGACCCAGTGCCACCAGCCGACGGCCTTACCCTCGATCTGCACGTCGTTCATTTCCTCCCGGCGGCGGATGATGGATTCAAAGGCGGGGTTCTCCGGACGCAGCTCGATGTAATCCGAGTGGATGTACACGCGCTTCAGTGTAGCTTCCTCACCGATGCGCACCGCTGCGATCTCGCCGTTCTCCACTTCGGGCTGGATGCGGATATACACCACGTCCCCGTCGTGGATGCCCGCGCCGATCATGCTCTCGCCCTTACACTTCAGAGCGAAGTCACAGCGCACATCCTCCGGAACTTCCGCGTCCCCTTCCCGGTTCTGAATGGCCGTGATGGGGTCGCCGCAGGCGATTGCACCAATCAACGGAACCTTCTTCATTTTCGGCAGCGGGATGAACCCCGGAGGGATGGTGGGCCGCCCCTCTGCGGATTTCGGCTCCGACGGATGCTCCCGTTCCGGAGGCACATCGTAGCCCATGAGCCATGCCTCTGCGACATTCAGTACACGTGCCAGCTCATACACGGCATCCTGCTTTCCTTCCCAATCGCCCTTCAGATAATGCGAGATGCTGTATTTTGAGATTCCGGACATCGCGGCCAGTTCAACCTGCTTCAGGCCCCGCATATCAAGGCCCTCTCTTAACCGCTGCGCGAAGGTGGCTGTCTTTTTTGCCATAACTAAAACCCCTTTCGTTACGTCTAAAGTGAGTATACATCGGCGGTTGCGAAAAATCAATACCGGCAGCACAACAAATTGTGAAATATCAATTTTTCTGTTGACATTTGAAAACCGGCGTGGTACACTGTGGCCATGGTTGCGAAACCACAACATTCCAAACAGGAGGTGACAACAGTGGCACAGATGGATTATACCCTGCTGCGGGGCCGCATCCGTGATCGCGGCCTGACCCAGAAGGAAGTCGCCGAAAAAGTCGGCATCAGTGAAGGCCAGTTCTGCCAGAAGCTGTCCGGGAATTTTGTTTTCCGACAGGATGAGATCGACCGCATCAGCGACCTGCTGGGCATCACGGCGAATGAGATCGGTCCGTTCTTCTTTTCGCCGCAAAAGTTGTGATTTAACAACAGGAGTAACCGCCCATGAAACGCCCCGAAGCCTGGCACGACGCCTACAAAGCCATCTACAGCAAGGTCGGCTGCATCCGCCTGACGGTGGGGCAGGCCGCCGAGCAGATGGGCACCACCGCAAAGCGGGTCACGCAGCAGTACCCCTACGGCTGGAGCACGCAGGGCCGGGGCAAGACGATCCGGCTGGACACCCTGCTGGATCAGGAATTCAAACTTTACTGAGGAGGAACCGACTATGAAGATCAAATCGAGAGTATGGCACTGGCTGGCCGTCGCCTGCTGCAGTGCGGGCCTGGTGCTGGGCATGGGTGCCGAGGGCACCGCACAGACGGACGGTACCCTCAACGGCAACGCCTTTACCACGGCGGTGGTGCTGATCCTGACCGGGCTGCTGTGCATGAAGCTGGGCTTCCTGGCACAGGACCGCGAGGAGCAGGAGACCAAGGGTCGCCACGGCTGCGGCAAGATCACCCGCAACCACGCCCGCAACGACGAGTACCCTGCCCTGCCGGAGCACAGCAGCCGCAGGGACGCATGAGAGGAGGACACACGATGTTTAACGACAAACGCCGGGGCGACATTTGGTGGGCGCAGGACACCACCCACAAGCGGGAGGGCACCTGCCTGATCCGGGGTGACCGACCGGTGGTGATCGTCAGCAGCGACGAAGTCAACTGTAACACGCGCACCGTTACGGTGGTTCCCCTGACCTCCAGCCCGGTGCAGCTGGCCCGCGGCGACGGCACCTACGATCAGGTTCTTCTGACCGGCTACGGCGCGCCAAGTATGGCCATGACCCGGCAGGTGCACGCAGTGGACACTGACGATCTGACCGAGTACCGGGGCCATTTGACGGATGCCGATATGCTCCGGCTGGACGAGGCCCTCCGCCATGCACTGATGGTATGAAATGGTACACGGCCTACCTCCACCGAACAGAGGAGATTCTCGCCTGCGGCACCGCGCAGCAGGTAGCCGACGCCCTAGGGATGAAGCTGGGCAGCTTTTACACGGCCGTCTCCCGGAGCCGGACATGGAAAAACCGCAGATATGACTTCGTGATTGAAGAGATCGACGAGGACAAATTTAAAAAGGAATATGCCTCATGAAAACGCTTAAAGTCAGATTGACCTTCACCGAGCCGTTGCTCGGCACCTGGCCCGCCAATCAGAACGTGGCCCGCGAGTACATCGCGTCCAAGGGCCCGGACGCGGCCACCATCGAGGATGAGGTGGCCGCCTTGGGCGCGGATGCCGCAGCCGACAAGGCAATGACGGTGTTCCCCCGCAACGAGGCTGGGCAGCCGATCCTGTATGATTACCAGATCAAGGGCTTCTTCAAGGACGCCTGCGGTATGCTGGGCCGCATCGGCGGCAAGGACGAAAAGGGCAAGAAGAAAGCCGTGAACGAATCCGGCAGGCTGACGGCATATAAGAAGATCATCGACGGCCTGATTTTTGTCGGGCCCCGCCAGATCCCCCTGACCCTCAGCGGAGAGATGACCGAGTGCCAGCGCCCCCTGCGGGCCCAGACAGCCCAGGGCGAGCGCGTGAGCCTGGCCAACTCCGAGGAGATCCCCGCAGGCTCCACCTGCGAGTTCGAGATCACCTGCATGGACGACGCCCACGAGAAAGCGGTGATAGAGTGGCTGGACTACGGCAAGCTCCGGGGTCTGGGCCAGTGGCGCAACAGCGGCAAGGGCCGCTTCACCTACGAGATCCTCGGCTGACCGCGACGGAAAAGCTGAGCTTGGCATCGCAAAGGCATTGGGCTGCCGTGCGACGCAACGGCAAAGCACTGCTGTGCTTCCACAGCAAAGGCATTGATTAGCTAAGACAGGAAAGGGCACGGCCCGGTTTCGCGGAGAAAAGCAACGGCAACGCGTAGATACGCCTAGCAACGGCATAGCATCGTGACGCGAAGATTGGCTTAGCAAAGGCAAAGATACAGCTCCGAACTGCAAAGCGTAGATTCAATAGAATCTTTTTATAAAAGGAGCATGACTATGAACTTCACACTGACCATCAACGGCGAAACCCCCGCCGAGCTGCTGGACGCATTGCAGCAGCTGAACGCCTCTCCCATCCAGTCGCCCCAGAGCGCGCCTGTACAGCAGCCGGACAAGCCCAAGACGCAGACTCCTGCCAAGGCCAAAAAGCCCACACGGGAGCCCGCAGCAGCCCCTGCGGAGGAGCCTGCAAACCCTACAACGGCAGAAGCCTCGGGTTCTCCCTCGCAGGCGGATACCGCACCGGCGGACTCGACCTCCGCATCTGACCCCGCCACGCTGGACAAGATCCGCGAGCTGGCCCGCAGCCTGATCGTGGCAGGCAAGCGGGCAGGTGTTCAGGCGGCCATCAAAGCCACCGGTGCTGCATCCATCTCTAAGCTGCCGCCTGACAGCTACACCGGCGTCTGGGAGGAGCTGCTCAAGCTGAAAGACGAGGTGGACGCAAATGCCTCCAATTAAACACGCCCTGCTGGGTGCCTCCAGCGCGGCCCGGTGGATCGCCTGCACCCCCAGCGCTCAGGCCACAGCAAACCTGCCGGACGAAGAGACTAAGTACGCCGCAGAGGGCACCCGGGCGCATGAGCTGTGCGAATACACCCTCCGGCACAACCTTGCAGGCTGGGAGGATGGCAAACCCTTTGACCCGATGTACGACTGGTACGGCGGTGAAGGGACGGTTACGCCGGAAATGCTCAAAGCCGCCAACCAGTACGTTAGCTTCATCCACGAGCTGTGGGCAGGATTCCCCTGCCGCCCGGGGGTGTTCATCGAGCAGGAGGTGGACGTGAGCCGGTGGGTGCCGCAGGGCTTCGGCACCTGCGACTGCCTGCTGATCGGTGGCGGGCTGCTGCACATCATCGACTTCAAGTACGGCCAAGGTGTGCCGGTGAACCCGGAGCACAACCCGCAGCTCATGTACTACGCCCTCGGCGCATACGAGCTGTTCCGCGAGACGGACGAGATCGAGGTGGTGCGCATGAGCATCGTACAGCCCCGGATGCAGGAGGAGCCCCAGACCTGGGAGATTTCCCTGGCCGACCTTCTCACCTGGGCACGGGAGGTGCTGGCACCAGCTGCCCACATGGCGTGGCGGGGCGAGGGCAAGTTTGTCACCGGCGAACACTGCCGCTTCTGCAAGGCTCACCCCGCCTGCCGGGCATGGAAGGACAAGTACGGCCCACTGGCCGGATTTGAGCCCTACCCGGAACCCGCTACACTCTCTGACGAGGAGCTGGGCGAGTGGTTGCAGAAGCTGGAAGGTCTGGCCGCCTACGCCAGGGATCTGGAAGAGTACGCCCAACAGGCGCTGATGGAGGGCCGCACCCTGCCCGGATGGAAGCTGGTACAGGGTCGCAGCACCCGCAAGTGGACAGACCAAGATGCCGCCTTCCGGCAGATGCAGGCAGACGGCTTCGACGAGGCCATGTTGTACACCCGCACACCCATCACGCTGACCGTGGCCGAGAAGATGATCGGCAAAAAGAAGTTTGCCGAGACCATGTCGGCCTTTATCACCCGGGCACCCGGCGCGCCCAAGCTGGCAGCAGCCAGCGACCCGCGCCCTGCCTACAACCGCTTAGAGGGCTTCAAGCCCGAGGAGGACTAAGTATGAACACCAACGAAGTTATCATTCCCTGCCGCCTGTCTTACGCCAACATCTGGGAACCCAAGCAGGTGAACGGCACCGGCGATCCCAAGTACAGCTGCTGCCTGCTCATTAAGAAGAGCGACACCAACGCCCTGGCCGCCATCCGCAAGGCCATCGAAGCCATCAAGACCGACTCCGCATCCCTGGCAAAGTGGGGTGGCAAGCTGCCGCCCAAGCTGAAAGAGCCCCTGCGCGACGGTGACGAGGAGAAGGACGACGAGAACTACGCAGGCTGCTGGTTCATCAACGCCAACGCCAGCGCAGACCGTCGCCCCCGGATCATCGACCGGGCCTGCAACGAGGTTCTGGATCAGGACGAGGTGTACAGCGGCTGCTACGCCAAGGTCAAGGTCGGCTTCTTCTCCTACAGCGCCAGTGGCAACCGGGGCATCGGTGCAGGGCTGGAGGTCATCCAGAAGATCCGCGACGGCGAGCGCCTGAGCGGGGGCAACAGCCTGGACGGCTTCGAGGCCTTGAGCGACGACGATGACAGTTTCCTCGACTAAACACCCGTACACCGGAGGCCCCCGCAAAGGACCTCCGGTCTTTTATCAGGAAAGGAGGAACCCGTGAAACCGATCATCACGGTGGATATCGAGACCTACTCGCCGCAGGACATCACCAAGGTGGGGGCCTACCGATACGCCCAAGACCCAGACTTTCAGATCCTGCTGCTGGGCTATGTCAACGAGAACTCGGACACACCCAGAGTGCTGGATCTGACCAGCTGGCCGGACACGAAGCACTTCCTGCGGGAACAGCTGCCGTGGCTGCTGGATGCCAGTTACACCAAGAGAGCGCATAATGCTGCGTTTGAGTGGTGGTGCCTGTCGGAGGCCATGGGCCTGAGTTGGGAGCAGCGCATCGAATGGCTCCAGCAGTGGGAATGCAGCATGGTACACGCACTGTACTGCGGCCTACCCGCCCAGCTGGGGGCCCTCGGTGCGGCCCTGAAGCAGCCGGAGGATGCGCTCAAGATGAAAGAGGGCAAGGCGCTGATCACCTACTTCTGCAAGCCCTGCAAGCCCACAAAGCGCAACGGCGGGCGCACCCGCAACCTGCCCCTACACGACCCCGACAAGTGGAAGCTGTTCTGCAAGTACAACGGCATGGACGTGATCGCAGAGCGGGCCAACGACCGGAAGCTGGCCCCCTGGCCGGTGCCGGAGGAGATCATGCAACAGTGGCGGGAGGACGTGGAGATGAACGCCCGGGGCGTGGCGGTGGATATGGAGCTGGTAGAGGGTGCCCTTGCCTGCTCCGCGCTGATCACAGAAGAGCAGACCGCCGAGAGCAAGACGCTGACCGGTCTGGCCAACCCTGGCAGCCGTGCCCAGCTCCTCGACTGGCTCCACAACCGGGGCGTGCCGATGCAGGGTCTGACCAAAGAGGACGTAGGAAAGGCACTGGCCGGAGAACTGCCCAGCGACGTGCGCAGGGTGCTGGAGCTCCGGCAGCAGCTGGGCAAGACCAGCAACGCCAAGTATGAGACCATCGCAGCCAGCGCAGGCCCTGACCACCGGGTGCGTGGAACCCTGCAATTCTACGGGGCCAGCCGGACAGGGCGCTGGGCCGGGCGGCTGCTTCAGGTGCAGAACCTGCCTCGCACTTACCTCGACCACCAAGCTGAGTGGCGCAGCATTGTAAAGCTACACGACCCCGAAGCGTTAGCTCTACTGACTGACAATGTGTCCGACACTCTGAGCCAGCTGATCCGCACGGCGCTGGTGCCCGGCGAAGGGTGCACCTTCGTAGATGCCGACTTCTCGGCCATCGAGGCCCGGCTGATCGCATGGCTGGCCGGTGAGGAGTGGGTGCTAGACGTTTTCCGCACCACCGGCAAAATCTACGAGGCCACCGCAGCCCGCATCTTCGGCGTGCCCTTTGACAGCATCGTCAAGGGCAACCCCAACTACAAATACCGCCAGCGCGGTAAAGTGGCAACGCTGGCTCTGGGCTACCAGGGCGGTGTGGGCGCTATGAAGCGCATGGGCGGCGATCAGCTGGGTCTGGACGACGAGGGCCTGCAGGACATCGTGAACCGCTGGCGCAGGCAGAACCCCAGCATCTGCAAGCTCTGGCGCAGGATGCAGGATGCTGCCGTGCACACCATCCGCACCGGCAGGACTACCGTGCCCCGAGTAGGGGTGGTGCTCCGCAAAGAGGTGGCCTGGGGCTTTCCCTTCCCGTTTCTGACGATGCAGCTGCCCAGCGGGCGCAAGCTCTTCTACGCCGACCCCGGCACCACGCCGGATGACCGCATTACTTATAAGGAGTGGGACACGGGAAGCTGGCGGGAAGCCGAGACCTACGGCGGCAAGTTGACCGAGAACCTCACCCAAGCTGTGGGCCGGGATTGCCTGGCTTTCGCGCTGGACAACCTCCGACGGGCTGGGTACCAGGTGGTGTTCCACGTCCACGACGAGGTCATCATCGAGCTGCCGACCACGCAGGACGCAGAGGCCGCGCTGGACAGCGTGGTACGCATTATGAGCACTGTGCCGCCCTGGGCCGAGGGGCTGCCCCTGAACGCAGCAGGCTGGCACGGTGACTTCTTTACAAAGGACTAAGGACGATGAAAAACTCCATGATTTCCGACAAGGCGGCTGTCTACGCAATCTCGAAGGAGGATGCACTGACCCGGTTGTCAGCAGAGCATGATGCCCTGTTTACGCAGAAACGCCTTAGCGAGGCCCGCGGTGTACACCTGGCAATGCAGATCCTGTGGCAGCTGGACGTGCACGTAATCTCGCAAGCAGACTGGAGGGAGAGCAGACAATGAGCAAGACTTACCCGCCCAACAACTCAGATGTGTGCCCCTGCACCTGCGGAGCCCTGCCCCAAGGTGTCGGGGTGAGGACTGACGGGACGGTCGGGCTGACCAAGTACCGCAAGAGCAGCAGGTACGCCAGCGACGGCGGCTGGTCGGTGGTCTGCACCCGCTGCGGCAGGGTCGGTGAACGGGGCCACACGCAGATCGATGCAAAGGCCAGATGGAATGCGTGTCGCTTCCGCTACGGCCCCCTGAAGGAGGATGACAAATGAACGCTACACCGATTGAGATCTGCGTGGGCGGCAGCCGCATCACCACAGAGTGGGACGGTTGCTCCATCACATGGGCCGACTTCACCGACGATCTGCAGAACGCCATGCAGAACAACTGCGGCACCGAGACCCACGCCGAGTACATGGCTCTGCCCAAGGCCGAGCAAGACAAGCGTAAAGACGTGGGCGGCTTTGTAGGCGGCAGCCTGCGAGATGGCCGCCGGAAACGGGGCCGCTGCACCCAGCGCAGCCTGATCACCCTGGACATGGACAACTGTGCCCCTGGCAGCACAGAGCACTGGGTGGCTGCTATCGAGGCCCTGGGCACGGCGGCGGTATACTCCACCCGGAAACACGACCCGGAGCACCCCCGGCTCAGAGCCATCTTCCCTACAGACCGGGCCTTGCAGCCGGAGGAGTACCAGCCCTGCGCCCGGATGGTGGCCCAGATGCTGGACCCCACCATGCAGGTGTTCGACAAGACCACCTTTGAAGCCGAGCGCCTGATGTACTGGCCCAGCCGCAGCAGCGACAGCCAGTGGGTCTGCGAGGCCACCGAGGACGGTGACCGGATCAGCGTGGACGACACCCTCTGGCTTTACGAGGACTGGCACGACGTGCGGCAGTGGCCTGCATGCCCCGCTGAGGCGGTCAAGCTACCCGGCGGCAAGCAGGCCGACCCCACCGCCAAGCAGGGCGTGGTGGGCGCTTTCTGCCGGACTTACGACATCCGGGCGGCAATTGCAAAGTTTCTGCCCGGGGAGTACGTCGATGCCGGGCAGGATCGCCTGACTTACGCCGCAGGCAGCACCACGGCGGGCGCGGTGCTTTACGACAACGACACCTTCATCTACAGCCACCACAGCACCGACCCCGCAGGCGGCAAGCTGCTGAGCGCATGGGATCTGGTGCGCATCCACAAGTTCGGCGATCTGGACGCAGATGCCGCCCCCGGCACGCCCGCCGCGTCCCTGCCCAGCTGGCAGCAGATGCGGGCGCTGGCCGAGAGCGACGGCCCCACGGCGGCCCTGCTGCGACAGGAGGACCTCGACCACGCGCTGGAGGGCTTCGACCCGCTGCCGGAGGAAGAGACCGACTCGGACAAATGGCAGGAGAAGCTGACCCGCACCCAGAAGGGCGCGCTGGCCTGCACCATCCAGAACGCATGGGTCATCCTCGAACACGACCCGGCGCTGAAAGGCCGCATCTGGAGCGACACCTTCTCGGAGCGGCTGCGCTGCAAGGGGCCATTCCCGTGGAGCGATAACCCGCAGGAGCGGGACTGGCGCGACGAGGACGACGCGGGCGTGCGGTGGTACCTCGAGACCGTCTACCACTTCAGCGGGGTCAACAAGGCCGCCGACGCGGTGGCCCTGACCGGCGACAAGCACCGGAAAGACCCGGTGCGGGAGTACCTGAGTGGCCTTGTGTGGGACGGCGTGCCCCGGCTGGACGCACTGTTCATCGACTACTTAGGCGCGGATGACAGCAGCTACACCAGAGCGGTGACGCGGAAGATGTTCGTTGCTGCGGTGGCGCGGTGTTTCCGCCCGGGCTGCAAGTTCGACCAGATCTGCATCCTCAGCGGCAGGCAAGGCATCGGCAAAAGCCTGCTGCTTTCCCGGATGGGCCGGGAGTGGTTCAACGACAGCATCACGAGCTTCGACGGCAAAGAGGCTCGCGAGAACCTGCGCGGCGTCTGGATCGTCGAGCTGGGCGAAATGACGGCTTTCAGCAGGAGCGAATCCGAGGCAGCCAAGCAGTTCCTGAGCCAGACAGAGGACCGCTACCGGGCCGCTTATGGCCGGAGAACGGTGCAGTACCCCCGCCGATGCGTGTTCTTCGGCACTTCCAACAGCGCGGATTTCCTCCGCGATACGACCGGCAACCGCCGATTCTGGCCCGTAGATTGCAGCTTTGAACGCCGCACGAAGGTCGTACACGACGATTTGACCCCTGCAGAGGTGGACCAGATCTGGGCCGAGGCCGTGGCAAAGTTCAACGCGGGCGAAGAGCTGATTCTCCGGGATGACCTGCAAAAGGCCGCCCTGGAAGAGCAGCAGGCCCACACCGAGCGCGACCCGTGGGAGGGCGCGATCGCCGATTTCCTGGACAAACCGGTGCCGCTGGACTGGGCAAAACGCAGCATCGACGAGCGCATCTGCTGGTGGGAGAACGGCCCGTCCGAGGGCATCCAGACCACCCAGCGGGCCAGCGTCTGTGTCAACGAAGTCTGGCGCGAGTGCCTCGACAGCACCGGCAAAGCCCCCGACCGGCAGCAGTCCAAACGCATCTCTGCGGTGCTGAATGGCCTGTCCGGATGGCAGGCGATCAAATATCCCCTGCGCTGCGGGCCCTACGGAATGCAGCGTTTGTGGCGCAGAAATGGGGAGTAATTACCACCCCAAAAAAACGACTACAAACCACTGCCGAAACCGCCGGAGTGACTACAAACGGAAGGTCGGCTACAAAGACTACAAAATTTCGGGCACTTTTGAAAGCAACTGAAGAAAACAAGGCCGAAAAATGGCCTTTGACTACAACGACTACAAAGCGACTACAAAGGATTTCGGAGTTTGTAGTCAAAGAAAATCCAGTGTTCAAGCGGGTTTTTGGGTTTTGACTACAATGACTACAATCTTTTTCCTTGGAAGAAGTGAAAGAGAAGAAAATAAGGCGCGTGCCCGTATACGCGTGAGTCTTGATTTCTTCGCGTGAGGAATTATAGGAAATTTTGTAGTTTTTGTAGTCATTGTAGTCAACCCGCAAAACGGAAGGAGAAACTACAAATGCTGACAAACTCCACAAACAAGCCCCTGGAAAAGAACATCGAGAACATCCTGCGCAAAGCCGTGGAGGACGAGGGCGGGGTGTGCCTGAAATGGACCTGCCCCGGACACAGGGGTGTGCCTGACCGGATGATCCTCTTCCCCGGCGGCATTATCGCCTTTGTGGAACTCAAGCGACCCGGGGCAAAGGTCAAGGCGGGAGGATTGCAGGAGTGGTGGCGGCAGCGGCTGGTGGAGCTCGGTTTTCCCTGCTACGAGATCAGCCGCAAATATCAGGCCGTGGCTCTGGCCAAGCGGCTGAGCATGGGGAGTCAGATGCGGCAATTGAGCGCAGAGGATGCTATACAGTCTCAGCCCGATGCGTCCGTCGCCTGGGCTGACGACGAGGACTGGCCCTACGAAATCGATGACTGACACACTGCCCTAAAAGAAACGGAGGTCAAAGCAATGCAGCAGTTTCACCCACACCCATATCAGCAGGCGGGCATCGAAGCGATCCTCGAGAAGCCCGGGGTGGCGCTCTGGATGGAGATGGGCCTGGGCAAGACGGTGGTCACCCTGACCGCCATCGATCAGCTGATCTACGATCGACTGGAGATCAGCCGGGTGCTGATCGTAGCCCCGAAGAAGGTCGCAGAAGCGACGTGGCAGGACGAAGCGAAGAAGTGGGAGCATCTGCAGCACCTGCGCATTTCCACCGTGCTGGGCACAGAGAAGCAGCGTCTGACCGCGCTGGACGCACCGGCAGATATTTACATCATCAACCGCGAGAACGTCCCCTGGCTGGTGCACACGCTGGGCCGGAGCTGGAATTTTGACATGGTGGTTCTGGACGAAGCGTCCAGCTTCAAGAACCACGCAGCCCAGCGGTTCAAAGCCCTGAAAGCCGTGCGGCCCCGAGTGCACAAAGTGGTGGAGCTGACCGGCACGCCGAGGCCCAACAGCCTGCTGGACCTCTGGGCCCAGATCTACCTGCTGGATCAGGGCGAGCGGCTGGGCCGGTACATCACCCACTACCGCAAGGACTACTTCTGGCCCACCGAGTACAGCTACGAGCCAAAGGACGGGGCCGCCGAAGCGGTGGAGGGCCGCATCAAGGACATCGTCCTGAGCTTCAAAGCCGCCGACCACCTGACCCTGCCGGAGAAGATCATCGACGACATCCCGGTGGTGCTGGACAAGCCTGCCAAGGCGGCCTACAAGAAGCTGGAAAAGAACTACCTGCTGGATGTGGACGGCGAGACCATCACCGCCCAGCAGGCGGCAGCCCTGACCGGTAAGCTGCTCCAGCTGTGCAACGGCAGCATCTACGACGAGAGCGGCACGGTGCACCAGATCCACCGGTGCAAGCTGGATGCCTTCGACGAACTGATCGACGCGCTGGACGGCCAGAGGGCCCTCGTGTTTTACGGTTTCCGCTTCGACGAGGAGCAGCTCACCGAAACACTGAAAACGCGCCACAGGGGCCTCAGATTCGCCGTGCTGCGCTCCGGGCAGGATGCCACAGACTGGAACGCAGGAAAACTGGACGTTCTGCTGGCCCAGCCTGCCAGCTGCGCATATGGGCTGAATTTGCAGCAGGGCGGGCACCACCTGATCTGGTACAGCCTGCCGTGGAGCCTGGAACTGTACGCGCAGGGCGAAGCCCGGCTGTACCGGCAGGGCCAGCAAAGCAGCGTCATCGTCCACCGGCTGATCGTCAAGGGCGGGGCCGACGAGATGGTAGTCCGGGCGCTGAACCGCAAAGACAGCAGCCAGAACGCACTGATGCAGGCCGTCAAGACCCGCATCCGAGAAACACAAGGAGGCAGCCAATGAGCATCCGGGCATTCCGCAGGCTCTCCCGCGCAGAGCGGCGGGGCTTTATCGAAACCATCGAGGACCCCCTCACCCGCCGGGTCTTTGAGATCGCATTTCTGGGGCCGGGCAAGGTAAGCTGGCAGAAAGCAGCCCTGCTCTACGGCGGCGGCATTTCGCCGGAGACCCTGCGGGTCTGGGTCTGGCGGGAATTGCAGCGCGCATGAGCCACAGAACGCCGCCGTGAGCGCCGCAGCAGCGCAGGCGGTAAAGTTCCCGCCCGATTCGCAAAAGCCCGCCACAGAGGCCCGCAGCGGCGGCTGTGCGCAAGTCATAGCGTTTTCACAGCAAAACCCATGCTATGCTCTTCTGGATAACACACAGGAGGGTGGAGCATGGGTTTTTCTAACGAGCGGATGAGGACGGGCCAGCTGGTCAACTGGTTTCTGCTGGACGGCCTCGAGCTGACCCCGGCGGGCAACCCCGTCACCAAGGCCCTGCCGCTGCCCTTCGGGGTCGATCACCTGATCGGCTTCAACGAGCTGCTGACCTGCAAGCACCCGGAGAGCGCAGGCGTGCACTTCTTCCTCGACGATTACCAGTTCGAGCGGTTCTGGCGGCAGCCGCAGCGGTACCTCGATGCGCTGGCAAAATGCCCGCTGGTGCTCGGCCCGGACTTCTCGCTTTACACCGACTTCCCCGCGTCCATCCAGCACTGGAACCATTACCGAAACCAGCTGCTGACCGCATGGCTTCAGCACAACGGTGTCTGCGCCATTCCCACCGCGAGCTGGTCGGACGAGGACAGCTTCCGCTGGTGCTTCGACGGTATCAGCAAAGGCGGCGCGGTGGCGGTGAGCACGGTGGGCTGCCTCGTCCACAAGGACGCGTCCGAGGGCCTGCTGGAGGGCGTAACGGAGCTGATCCGGCAGACCGAGCCGGAGGAGCTGCTGGTCTACGGCAAAACGCCGCCTGCAATGGCAGCACTGCTGCGGGAGCACAGCATCCCGTGGCAGGCATTCCCACACAACATGGCGGCCCGTGTAAGGCCCGGAGAGGAGGCGCAGTGATGGGCGGCAGAGGTAGCAGCATGAAAGGTTCCCAGGGCATGGGAGGCGGCGCAGGAGCGCCCGCAGCACCGGCAGTTCAAGCAGCACCCCAGCAGGCAGGCCCGCCCACCGGTGCAAACGGCTTCGGCCACCTGACCCCGCAGCAGGTCTCCGCGATGGAGAGCGCTGCACAGCGGCAGATGATGCGTGACCCGGCACTGGCAGCAGGCGTGACCGACTACATCAACCCGGTCATGCAGAGCAACGGCAAGGCGTTGAGCCAGAACGCCAACTGGGCAGCAGCCAACGGATTGCCCCTGACCAAGCGGCAGCAGGCCATGATGGACGCAGTGGACAAGCTGGCAAAGCCCATCGGGCAGGAGACCACCCTGTACCGCGCCGACCACGACGATTTTCTGAAGCGCCTGAAGGTCAACAACTATCAGAGCATGAGCGACAGCCAGCTGCGCAAGGCGCTGGTGGGCAAGACATGGACGAACGACTGTCTGGAGTCCACAGCCTACGACAGCCGGGACAACCCCTTCTGGCCGCAGCCCAGCGGCAGCCGCAGTGCAGGCAAGCATGGGCAGGGCGGTTCCGTTTCCGGTAACCGTGAAATCCTGATCCGGTATCACACTGCCAAGAGTACCCGGGCGGCGTTCATTCAGCCCAGCCAGTCGGAGGCCGTTCTGGCAGTAGGCACCCACCACAAGATCACCGGCGTGCGTTCCACCCGCACCGGGCCGTCCCACACTTACGGCAGCGGCAAGCGCGTGATTGAACTGGAAATCGAAGTGTGGTAAAATTAAATTGGAGGTATCTCACTATGGCGAAAATTTCCGCACAGAAGTTGAAAGAGATCGAAGCCGCAGAGCAGAAGTTCCGGCCTCTCGACACCCCGAAAACGAGCCGCCCCTTCCCCAATCTGGGCATGGAGAAGCCCGCAGCCAAGAAGAAAGCCACCAAGGCGAAACCCAAGAAAAAGTAAGTCATAACGTTTCGCCCCCGATTTTCATGTTACTCTTGACCGAGAAATTCACGGCCAAGGGAGGATTTACATGGGAGGCAGAGGCGGAAGCATGGGCGGCAGCCACGGCATGAGCAGAGGCGGTGCAGCAGCAAAGGCGGCCGCACCGGCACCGCAGACCAGAGACCAGCAGCTGCTGGCCCAGATCAAAGGCAACCCCGCCGCTCTGATGCAGATGAGCGATCAGGACGCACTGGATACGGTCAAGGCGATTGCTGCGCAGCCCATCGCAACGGATGGCACCCAGAATGACACCTTCTGTCAACGATGGTTGAATGCCACCGGACTGGCAAACGAGATGCCCGAGGTTCTGGATGATGTGGCTTTCGGCAAGGCCCGCCGCAAAGCAGGCGCGAACAAACTATACCACAGCGATGCCCCCTATGACGGCAAGGCGACAACGGCAGTAAAAACCCTGCAGCAGCTTCAAACAGGCAAAACCGCATTTGCCTCTTTCGGCACCCACGGGAGCGGCACCTACCTCGACTATGACGCTGTTAGTAACGTCACTATGTATGCAGGCAAGCACGGCTCTCAGGTAAAGATGTTCCTGAATAGCCATGCGCGCATAGCCAAAGCCGCTGATCTAAAACAAGCCAGAAGCAATTTTGAGATAAAGCACCCCAAGACGTACCAATACCTAATCAGCAGCCATACAACTACGCAGTGGGGTAAAAGCGAATTGAAAACTGTATGGCTGACAAGCTCCGGCTACAATGCGTATGACAACGGAGTCTGGGGGTACAAAGTCGCATACAGTCGAAAAGCACTGACCATCTGTTCCACGATCAAGAGCGGACAGCAGGTCGAGCAAAAGGGCATCAACTGGTGAGAACAAGGAGGACGACCATGGCAAATTACACCAACAACCAAGTAGAGGCATTCATCTCTACCCGAGAAGCGGAACTCCGGAAAAAGGCCAAGACCCCCGGCGAACTCCGGGACTGCCGCTCTGTTGCAGCCATGGAATGGGACGCTCACACCGGACGCGTTGAAAAAAGTGATCTCCCCAAGGGCTGGAAAGACCCCTACGCCAAGCTGGACAAGGCCGCAAAGTCCAAGCCCAAGACCACTAAGGCAAAGGGCAAAAAGTAACTCGTAACGTTTTTACACAGGCTCTCTGGTACAATTGCCAGAGAGCCTATTTTATTGCCCGGAGGGATTGCATGGAGAGCGTGAAGCACCAAATCGAGTACAAACGGCTGGACGAAATCCGCCCCTATGACAATAACCCCCGGCGCAACGACGAGGCCGCAAAAGCCGTGGCCAACAGCATCAAAGAGTTCGGGTTCCAGTCCCCCATCATCGTGGACAGGGACGGCGTGATCATCGCCGGACATACCCGGTACAAGGCCGCCCGGAGACTCAAGTTGCAGGAAGTGCCGGTCATCGTTGCGGCAGAGTTGGACCCGGAAAAGGTCAAGGCCCTGCGCATCGCGGACAACTCCACCGGCGAAGTTGCCGAGTGGGACCTGCAGCTTCTGGTGCAGGAGCTGACCGGCATTGAATACGACATGACCGACTTCGGCCTGAACCTCCAGATCAAGATCGACGAGGAGGTCAAGGAGGACGACTTCACCGCAGAGCCCCCGGAGCAGCCCATCACCCAGCGGGGAGATATCTGGCTGCTGGGTGACCACCGGGTCATGTGCGGCGACAGCACCAGCCCGCAGGACGTGGAGCGGCTG